AGTTTCTGCGACTTCTTCTGTGCTTTCTTCTGAAACTTCTTCTTGACTGCCATACGCTTGGTCTCCTGTAGATTCAAAGTGAGGATTTTTTTGGGATGGAACTTTATCCATCTCTTTACGAGCTTTCTCATTATTCTTTTGACGCTTCTTGGGGTCCACCTCCAGATAAGAATCGTCTTTCTTTTTCGCTTCGCTCATTTCACCTTCAGATTCGCCACCTTTACCTTCAACAGATTTTTGTGCAGGTGTTTTATCATTACACTTACATTCTTTCTCTCCTGTCTTTTTGCAGCATCCCTCACCCTCCATCATATCTTCCTTCTTAGGATTAATCTTAATCTTGGATTTCTTTTCTTCCAAGTATGCGTTAAAGTTTAGCATCACTTATCACCTTTGTTCAAAGTTTTGACGATTTTCTTAGAGCGATCATATGCTTTTTGACGCTGGTCATCAGTCACAGAAGGACTTACAACATCACGTCCCAAGTTACCTGCCTTACGGAACATTTTGTTCTTAGGCAAAGGTTTCTTCTCCTCTACGATGTTCTCAATCTCTTCAATGGTAAACAAACCAGACTCATAGAGACTTGCAATCTCATCATACTCTTCACCAAGACGCTTGGCAAGTTTATCACTACCCTTGGATACCAAGCGTGATGTCTTACCAACTGCCTTCTTGACTCCCTTCTTAAGAAGTGAACCAACTTTTCTCAGAGCACCACCAACTGCTTTACGTGTGCTACCACTCCCGCCACCAGACGATGATCCGCCACCGCCAGCACTACTAGTAGAAGGTACTGTAGATCTTGTTACACCAGATGACTTCTTAGGTGCTTCTTTTGGTTCCTTTTCAGATTTAGGTTCTCTTTCCATTGCTGCAGACTTCTGCTTTTCTTTGGATGCAGAGAATTCACCAGCAACTTTACCAGCAGTCTGTACTGCCTTCTTACCAACCTTCTTAGCACCAGATTTAACAACACTACCTGCTTTCTTAGCCGCACTCTTCAGGCGATCCATACGGGAAGGACCAGCAGAAGCAGAATCAGATTTTGCTGCTGCTTTTTTCATAGATGCACCAGTGGATAGTCTATCCTTTGCCTGGTCTCTACGACGTTGGATCTCCTTAGGATCCATTCTCTCATCTAAGACTTCAATTTCTTCAAGGTGCTCACAGATCTCAATCAAGTCTTGATCATCTTGTGCCATCTCAAGGATGATTTCTTCCATGACATCAATGAGTTGCTCATCAGTCAGTGAATCAATCTCTTCTCCAAGACTTTCCAACTCAGCAAAGTCTTCTTCTGAGAATGCAAATGCTTCTTTCTTTGGTTTCCTACCCATCGCTGCTTCCCAGTCTGCAGCCTGTCTCTTCTTACGCACTTCAGCAGTAGCGCCATAGTCATGACCAAAGTCATTACCACCAGCAGTCTTGCCCATCTTCTTTCTTTGTGCAACCAATCGCTTCTCGCGACGTGCTGCCATTGCTGCTAACGAATCTGCTTCACCAAGAACCTCAGCATTCTTATCGTAGTTATCAAAGTGCTCGTGCTTCTCAGAAATCAGAATCTCAAGATCTCCGACAGGGACGTTCTCGTAGATATACTCAGCATCTTCAATATCATAGTGAGTTACTGTACCATCTTCAAGCATGGTATGCATCTCAGGAATTACATCAAACTCTTTACCTTCATACTTTACCTGTTTGGCACAGTCATGTCCTTTGGGTTTCTTCTTTCCACCTTGCTCATCCTTGCCTTTAGCACCAGTGATGATATCTGCTTTAGTTACCTTGTCATAAGGTACTGCATTGTTGGCAAGGTTCCCATCGTTATTTTTCTTTTCATAGACCTGCCTCAAGGCATCGGCCATATCTGGTAGTTCGTTGAGGTTCATTTGCTAGTGGCGACCTTATTTCTTTTATTTATCTTTTGAATGAATTGTCCAGGAGTCATCTTAGCAACAGACTGAGCCAATTCTTTTGTTCCGATTTGTCCTTGAGGGGTAAAATCAAAACCATGGATGTCATTTTTTTCAATGAGATCCTTCAACCATCCTCTATAGATGGTGTCATGTTCATCAATATATATAACATAATTCACACCACGTTTCACAACCTTACCAATAATTCCAGTATTCATATTCTCAATAAAAGACCCTTCAGGAAAAACATTACTCTCATAGTAATATTCTCTTAGAGATTTTTCATCTAACTTAGGTGCAATCTCGTGCAAAATATATGAGGCATCCGCAAAATCCTCAAAGGATTCCATCTGCATAGAAGATCTTACTTCATTAAAAAGATCTTTTGCTTCTTTATCAGACAGTTCTTCAGGAATACCACTACGGAAAGTAGCAAAGTCATTATCTGCTGCTGCCTTACGCATCTTAGATGCAGACATACCATCCACACCATCAGAATCTGGATCTCTATCACCAGCAGAGACTACATTAATCTCTTCAAACTCATATAGTTTTCCATTATACTTATTAGCAAGGTTATCAAACTCAGCAACACGGTCACCACCAACAACGATGTTGACACTACTGTAACCTTCACTATACAATCCTTTCAAGACATCAAAGATAGTCTTATACTCTTCGTTATTTACAATAGCGTGAGCATGATCAGGATACATCTGACGCATGTAATGCACCTTAGTCTCAGGATCAATAGGATTCTTTTTAGGATCTTGAGATCTTGATGGGTATACTTTATACTCCCCACCCTTAGATGATTGTGCTACACGATCAATGAGTTTTTGATGACCGATAGTAGGTGGATTGAATCTTCCAAAAGTAACAGACACTGCACCTTTATCGCCCTCGTCTTCACCTTGTGTAGGTTCAGATTGTTGTTCACTCTCTGGTGGTTGTCCATTTTTAGCAGCCTGCTGTTCCCGAGATAGTTCTGTTAATTTACCATTAAGGGATCGGTGGGTTACAGTACCGTCAGGTAAACCATAGTAACCATACCCAACGTGTGTTAGACCTCTTTTTTCTGCTTCATCAGAAGCTCTTGATTTTGATGCTTCTGTGAGGAAGTCACTAAACTTTTTCATTTATTCCAATTTTTATTTAAGTTAAAGTTTGCTTGACTAAATTCCAAACGATTTACCAATTTCACAGAGTGCTTACCAGTAAGGACAAACCCTTCATGATTTACAGGTGTTCCTTCAATGTAACATTCTACGGTCTCATCTGCTTTAGCAGACTTGAGCAAAATATCTTTCAGTTTTATGATGATATGATATAGGCGGAAGGTCATAATGTTAACTTCCTCCTTATATTTATCGTCCAATGTAGAATACATTACGGAAGCACTAGGAATGTATCCAGAACGAATAAAATTATTGATATGCTTTTTGATATACATGGCACATGTAGCACCTGCTGCAGATTCAACTTTTGGAAATTTGCAAAAAGGAATCAAAAGTTTTGCTGCTTGAACTAATAAGCGAGCACGTTTAGGAACTACCAAAGATGCTTGATGCTTCAGAAAACGATACTTGTTATTGTGTATAGGTGTTCCAGGAACAACAACATGCTCAAGAGGATATGCTTGTGCTGTAGGAGAAACTTCTTTATATGAAGTATGTGGTGCAAGAATTACATCCTGTGTAATCACACTTGGGAAAAGGTAAAGTATAGTATTAGATTTATAGTATAACTCTCCACCAAACCCAATAAAATCTGCTTGATATATACCACGACAAGTACGAGGAAGTGCATAGAAACATGCAGTCAGTATCTGAGCAACATTACCTTTATGGTTTTTAGCAATGTCGGAGACACTGTAATTGATTAGAACTTTTCTTTTGTTGAACGCACTCTTAGTAGCAACAAACCAACGACCTTCATTATATCCAAATACAATAGCAGGAGCACCGTCCCACTTAGTGGTGACTGTGGCAAAGTTCACCATAGAATCCAGAACCTCATAAGGACTCACACCATTAAGGAGGTTGTCTTCGGGATGCTCTAGGTGCTTGTTAGGCATGGGTGTCCTGTCTTTACTCTCATATCATAGCACGAAAAACCCCCTGTGCCAGGGGGGTTGTGCCAGTTTCAGTACAGTTTCCCGAAGGGTCCAAAGCGTTTTCCTTTCTTAGCAGCGATGAATACCATATCAGTCATAAATTCATTCATCTTCTTCTTGGGCATGGTCACTACAGAATGAATAAATTTCATCCCCATAAGTTTACTGGTTGCAGCATGAGGTTTAGTTAGAAAGATTGCACTTATATTACCCATTGCAGTATCAGCATTACTTTCACCAACTTCAACACCCTTACTCTTCAGTTTATTATAGATTTTTTTATATTCATCAATCTCCTTACTAAACTCTGCGGCTGTTTTAGGATACTTCCTATGATCATTTTCAAAATCTACTTTAGCATCCTTCAATAGAGCCCCCACCATAGCAACAGGTGCTTTACCCATACGAGCAGATGCTGCTCCCTTCTCAGTAGGTTCAAACTTCAAGTTAGATACCTTACTAGTATCGTTTCCTTGGATCTGAAAGTTATAAACTGCGTTGTTGCCTTCCACAAATGCGCGAACAGCAAGAGTTTGAAACTCACCTTCTCCTTTTAGAGAAAGATCGCATTGAAATTTATTAGCATCATAATTATAGGTATCAGTAAGTCCCAAATCATCTACATTATACTTCTGCCACTTTGCAGTTTTACCACTAATTTTTTTGAGAGATACACCAACAACCTTCTCCTCATCAAACATCTTCCTAAGTACTGCATTCAATTCAAGAATAGTCTGAGAACCATTTCCATCTACAGTTTCTTCAATGGTTTTCATCACTGATCTTTCATTCTGAATCAACCAGATGTCTGCTGGATTCCAATTATCTTTCTGAGATATACCAAACTTATCTTTAATTAGGTTACTGACATAACCCATGAATCCACCTTCCCTATTGAACTCATCAAACTTAGAAGAAGAATATACTTCCAACATCTTCTTTTGTTGTGCAAAGTATCCCTTAATCCACTCGTCACTAATACCAGGATATATTGCTTCTAGTTCAGCATACTTAGGATCACTCATAATATCCTGCCACTTAGAATACTTTACATTATCTTGAAGTGCTCTTCTCAAAATCCATGCTGATCCCAACTCTTGCATTCTAGTTGTCTTTGCATCTGCTGCTCCGCTTCCCGCAGACTTTTTAGCAGACGCAATAAATTTTAATTTATATCCTGCCGCTTCTGTTACAAATCCTTTTGGTCCTGGTTTCTCTCCAAAGTTAAGAGCAATTGCTTCCATCTCATCTTGGTTAACCTTGAATCCCCATTGCTTACTTTTAGATCCAGTCCACAATGCATCTGCATAGATTCCTGTTTTACCCCTAGGAAGAGCAGATAGCATTGCAGCTATGGTAGGTTTTAGATCTTTAGGTGCTTTCTTTTTTATCTGTGTTTTATCGTTCAGATTGTAAGAGGTTGCCATTCATATTATCTATAGCGCCATTATTATTTAGTTATGTTTTTCAGATATTCTTTCTCATCTTCGTAGGGTATATACTTACCAGTCTTAATGTTCCAGGCATGAACTAAGTCAGGAATTAACCATTGGTCCACTCTAATACATTGCTCCCAGTTGACAGGGTGAGTACAACTCACTACTACAACAGCAAAGAATGCCTTAGCGTGGATCCAAATAGTATACATTACTCTTTAATATATCCGAAGTCTACCAGATACTTTCTAGTAAGAGCAGTAGGTTCATATACTTCCCACATCTTACCACCAGCACATGCTGCAAGGGCATTCATGGTCATGTTCTCTGTTCTACCTGCCCACTGTGCTTCTGCTTCCCATGGGACTGCTGAGTCAGGATAGGTGCGTTCTGCTAACACACGCCAGATCATAGGGACTTCATCCTCTGGTTTGATGATAGCAATCAAACTGTTATCAATCGTTCC